TTCTTCCCACCTGGCTTCTTTAGCCCACCAGGATTTGGTGGCGGAGGCTGGAATTTGAGAGCCTACTAATATGAAAAAAATACAAATGAGGTATACCTATGAGTAAAAATTATGCAATCTTGTCTTTAGGAAAAGTTATTGATAAGATAGAAGTAGAAAATGTAGAAGAAGATGCAAATAGAGTAGACAGATTTTCTGAAATATTTAACTCTAGTTTCTTTTGCAAGGATATAACCGATTATAAAAAAGTTAAGCTAAACTCAACATGGGATGGCCAAACATTTTCTGAATCGGACGAAGAAAGAAAAGAGGTTGCACCATATTCAGTAGCCTTTGTTTCTGATAACGTAATTAAAGCAGTTGTTAGAGTGTATACGGCAAAAAGGTATAATCTCTACAAAGAAGCAGAAGTCAATGGGGTTTCTGCGATTGATGTTACCGATATGGATGTCACAGCTATTAAAACTGGAATGTCATGGGATGGTACGTCTTTTACAGAATAGGAAGTCCTGATATTGAGTAAAGATATTTTAAAGCATGAGATATCTCCTGGTCTATGGGTTTACAAAAACCAAATAGACAAAAGTATAATTGATGACGTTGAAGGATTTTTGTCTCAATACGACGAAGATTTTGAATGGCGTGAAGCTACCGTTGGATACGATGTAAAGGTTCCTTCATACAGAGACTGCGTAGATTTTAAAATACAAAAGCAAGAGATGCCTAATATGCCAAAAAGCAGAAAAGATTTAAACGATATTTGGCAAAAGGCGTATGATATGCAAATTGATGCAGTCAAAGATTATTGCAAACTTTATAATATTGATATGCAATATTGGGAAGCAATGAACTTTATTAAGTATGGAGAAGGCCAACATTTTCAAGAGCACTCAGATCATGGATTCTCATATATTGCAACAGTCTCATTAGTATCTTATCCAAATGATGACTATGAGGGCGGAGAACTATATTTCCCTAAGCTAAATATAACAATAGCTCCAGAGGCTGGCGATATTGTTATATTTCCATCAACATATTTATTCTCACACAGAGCAATGCCAGTCAAATCAGGAGTCAAGTATTCAATAGTAACCATGCTTGATTACAATGATAATACACACAATCAAGAGTTTGATATTCTTAGAATGAAAAGGACTAATTCTGCTTCTGCAAGAGAAAGTGCAAAAAGTGGAAATAATAAAAGCCTATAAAACTAAAGAAGGATATTCTGATTTAAATACCCTGCCAGTAAAAAGAGACTGGATGGATGCAACTTGGCAAAAGCATGCATACCATTGCTTTCCAGTAACTTTAACAAATACAATGGGATGGTACTTAAGTTTCCCAGAAGACATAACTTTTATTTGGGACGGGGTTTCAAATTTTGACCCTTCTCATGTAAAAATATTATCTGGAGAAAAATATGCTTACCCTGGCAGAGCAAATGGCACAATAAGTTTTAATACTGGGATAAAGTTTAAAACTGAAAAAGATGTAACTCTACTAACTATGCCAGCTCCTAATTTTTTTATTGACGGCGCTTCATGTTTTACAACATTAATTAGCACATCATTTTTTAGAGCTGATTTGCCAGTAGCATGGATGATCACTTCACCCAACAAAGAAATCACCATTCCTGCGGGCCACCCCATATGCTCAATAATTCCAGTAAAATTAAATGATCTTAATAATTCTGAAATTAGAATCGAAAAAGAGCCAGAAGATCAAGTGGTTTCTCAAAAAGAGCTATATGAGTATTCTATGGCAATTAACGAGATAAATAAAAAATTTAGTTGGTCTGATTTTTACAGAAATGGTACTGACCACAAAGGAAACGATATTGGCCAGCACGATGTAAAGTCTTTAAAGCTAAAAGTCATACAGGAATCCCCTGATGATATTTAATATGAAATATGGTATATTATAGATATGGAAATAGTCAATAAAGGAATCATGGGCGGAGGAAGAGCCCCTATATCAATAACGCCATCTGGATTCTTTGGCGATTCAATTGATAATATTGTTGAGCTGGAAAATTTTATAACGGAAGAAGAGCAGCAAAGACTTATTAACTTTGCACTAACTAATAAAATTTGGGATAAAACTGAGACTCATATCGACGAAGACGGCCTTGTCCTTTATGATGCAAATATTTGGGAGGATAGAGTTTGTACTGCAGACTCATTAAAGAGATCTGACCCAGGGATAATTGATTTACTGTGGGACATGATTGATAGATTAAAAATAGAGGTTGATAAGTTTTTTGATGTTAATGTCCAAGCCACTGGACCAGCAATTGTTAGATGGCCAGTTGGAGCAAGACAAGAGCCTCACGCAGACAAAGAGTTCCATACTGGAGAAGAAGAAGGAAGACCAAATGATTTTCCTTATTATGACATAGCTGGACTATTTTATTTTGATGACAATTATGAGGGCGGAGAACTTTATTTTCCAAGACATGGAATTGAGTTTAAGCCAAAGCCTAGAGCAGCTTACTTTTTCCCAGGAGATAAGTATTATGCTCATGGAGTTAGACCAGTAAAGTCTGGAAATAGATTTACTGCCCCATTTTTTTGGACAATTGTAAAACATACTGGAGAAAAGCAGCCTCCACAAGATTATTCAGATCAGTTTAAGTCGCCATCATGGCAAAAGCTTTATGGAGATAGGGGTTAACAAATGCATAATTTAAATATAGTTGATGATATAGATTCTTTAGACTGGACAGAGTTACTTCCAGGTGTGATACTTTACAGAGGAATGCTGAAAGACCCAGACCTTGCATATAAAATAATGATGCGCTCAGAGTCTTCTGAAGAAAGTAATTTTTTTCAAAAATGGACTCCATGGGCTCAATATGGAACTTATACTCAAGCTAAAGAACAGCCAATGCTCGAGTCAGCAGAAAAAAATGAAATTTTTAATGAAGAAAAAAAACTGTATGAAGAAATCGCAACGTCTTACGATAAAGCAATATCACATTATTTTAAGCATACTGGAATTGAAATTCCAGAAGGCGCAAGGTATAGCGGACAGTCATGGTGTAAGTATTTCAACTTGATTGACACATTAAAAAATAGAATGACAATGCAGTATCATACTGATTTTATTATTTCTCAAAAAGACATGCCTGGAGAAAAATTCCATACAACATGCACTTTTTATATTAATGACAATTATAATGGTGGCGACATAGAATTTTTTGTAGACGGAAAATTTGTAAATCATAAACCATCCGCTGGAGACCTATTAGTATTTCCATCAGGAGAGCCTTTCTATCATGGAGTAAAAACAATACCAGATGGAAATAAATTCTTTATCAGAAACTTTGTAATGTTTGATTATGATGGATCAAAAGAGTGGCTAGCAAATCAAAAAAGATATGGCGCATACAAGTGGGCAAAGCAAGAAATTGAAAGAATTGCAAATGACGATCCAAGAAATATGATCTATATAAGAGACCAGAAAGTTATATCTTATGAAGAAATTATGGACATAAAGATTGATGGGGGAATATACAATTGAACCTAATTAAAGTTAGAGACAATGAGCACCCAATATATTTATATGAAGAGTTTTTGACTAAAGAGGAGTGTGCTGGAATTATTAAGATGTTTAATAATCTTATAGCCAGCGGAGATTTTGAATGGCATCCAATATCTTTTTACGAGTCATATGCTTATAATATGCCGAACCAGCTAACAGATGACAAGAATAAGCTATCTCAATGGTATGCAGATGCTGGGCTCCCAGATAACTTTCTAGACGATCTAGAAGAAAAGTTTAAAAATGCAGCTCGTGAAATCATTGGTGGAGAAGCGTATAAAATAAGTTTTCATAGTCAAAAATGGATACCTGGAGCCTATGCAGCTTTTCATTCAGACAACAGCTATGACGGCAAGCCAAGTGCATTTGAAAGAAGTAGATATGCAGGATTTCTTTATTTAAATGACGACTTTGACGGCGGAGAACTTAATTTTAAAAACTTTGATCTGAGTGTCAAGCCAAAGACAGGAATGTTTGCTATTTTTGATGGGGGCCACGAGAATACTCATGAAGTTACTCCAGTATTTAAAAGCGACAGATACACTGTCGGATCATTCTGGGATGATCGGTCAGAGGAAGATTACCCCCAAGAAACTAGAGACAGATGGGCACAAGAAATTGAAGAGACTAGAAAAAAACAAAAGGTAGAGCAAGAAGAGTGGAAAGAAATACGAGATAGCGGTAAAAGAAGAACACCAGATGGCAGAGAATACGATGCAGTCTTAGCAGAAAGCGGAGAAGTTGATGGAGATTAAAGAAGTCCAACCAAGATCAATGTACACAATGTTTGATATTGTTTACCATGATAGAGGAATTGTATATTTTGAAAATGTTATTAGCTACCCTCAAAAGCTTTTAGATACGATTGAAGAGTTAGATGCAAATCCAAAATCTCATGCTGGAATACCTAAATGGAATGCTTGGGGAGCAAGTAACGATGAGAAATACGGTTATGGAATTCAAAAGTTTATAGACACATCAAAAAGGTATTTAAACTCTGATGATGATTTTCTAAACAAGCAAGTACTTTATGTTGTAAATAGCTTAATAATGGCACCAGAAATGTGTGCAAAAAGATATGCCGAAATTATGCGTAGAGATGCATCTAATATTCAAAAGGTAGACAGTACCCCAGAACAGGTTAAAATGGGATTAGACTATATTAAGGTTGCAAAGTACGATACTGGAAAGGGAATGGGTCCACATTGCGATGCAGAAGATCCATCTGGTACTGGCGAAAATCTTAAGTACTCCCTAGTTTGCTATTTGAATGATGATTACGAAGGTGGAGAAATTTACTTTAAAAATCAAGATATAAAGATTAAGCCAAAGGCAGGTAGCCTTGTTCTATTCCCTTCAGTTCATCCATATTTACATGAATCTCTTCCAGTTACAAAAGGAAATAAGATCATGTTTACTACTCACTGGATGGTTTAGTCGATATCCAATAGGATTGGTATCTGATATAATTTAAATATGTCATATTACCTTTTAGCAATTAAAGACTCTCCTCTAGGCTTATGGAAGCTAGATGAGACATCTGGATCTGTAGCTTATGACACTTCTGGTTGCGGAAATAATGGTTCCTATGTTGGTCAGATATCTAGGTCTAGTTTGCCAATTGTATCTGGAGGATCACATTCTAATAAAATAGACAGCGTTAACTACTTACAGTTTACCTTATCAAAAGATTTTTCTGGAACAAATGGGACTGGTGGGTTTGCAACAACAGACACTTATGATAATGACTTCACATTAGAAGCTTGGTTTCATCCAAAAACCTTAACATCCTTAACACCCATACTTGCTGACTCAAATGGCATAGGTCTGTATTGGGATAAAGGAAATGTTGTATTTAAATTAGAAGATCAAAGAATTGATTATTCAGTTCCAAACCCAGATAGAGTAATTCATGCTGTCGGAGTTTACTCAGTTAATTCAATCATGTTGTATGTAGACGGCATCTTGGTAGCATCTAAATCAGTAGATTTTAAGTTTACAAATAGCAGTGTCACTCTTTTTTCTGGACCATCTTCTGGCTCGGAATATTTTATAATTGATTGCCCAGCCGTATATAGGTACTCGTTGTCACAAAGAGCAATATCTTCACACTATAATAACTTGTTTTTAAATAATGATGAGCAGGTGTCTGTACCAGATCTAGGAGAGCTTTTTAGAGCTGCAGAAAAATATCAAGACATAGAAACAAAATATGTTTATCCAATTCAAGAATCTTGGGAGACTTTGATTTATGATAATGAGGCTTTGTCATATAACCCAAGCAACAATAGTATACGTTTAAATTCAGGGTTTTCTAATGGAGAGTTTGTAGAGGATGTAGTTTTAAATATTACAAAACAATACGTATCTTCAAAAATAGAATGGGTCTCATCTAAAGGAGTCTCCGTGTATGTTTCAGAAACATCAGCGCTTGGGCCATGGAGAATATGTTCAAATGGATCTTCTATACCAGAATTTACACAAGGTTCTAGTTTTTCTTCACAAAAAATACTTTACTTCAGAGTAGTTTTTGACTCATCAAATCCAGATATTTACATTCCAGAGCTATACTCTTTAAAAATTTACTTTTATTCTGAAAAGAAAATGTTTGCACACAACGGTGGAAGTAATCTTTCAATATCTCAACCTACCTCTGGATCGACTTGGGATTTTGATGTTTCTAACAACAGCTACCCAGCTAGAAGTCGAAACTACCATAACGGAATAAGACCAAAATCTTCAGCATTTTTTATAGACTCAGTAAATGATGTTCGTAATATTGAAATGATATTTACCCCAAAAACGCTTTCTAGCGGAAACCTAATATTTAATAAGACTGGAGCAATAGAGACATCTCTTTCCTGGGCGGCAGGCGGAGAAATATCAAAATCTAACATTAGCAACATATATATAAATGGTCAGGATGTATCCTCAGCAACTAATATCTCATCATACTTATATATAGATGAGCCAAATTATATATTGATAAAAACTTCTAGCATAATATCTGGGCCTATTTGGTTTAATGGCAAGCAGATATTGGGAGTAAGGTCTAATGTCCTAGATGATAATATGTATCAGAATATTGCCCTATACTCAAATCCAGATATTGGCCACCAAGATCATTATAACCTGTATGCAGGTAAATCTGCATCTGTTGGTCAAGGTTCGTCAATGGAAGTGACAGAAGAGTCAGTATCTACCTACTCTAGAGATAGAGTTGTGTTGCAGATTATATAATTTTGTCACATTGGGTGACAAAAAACTGGACTTAAGCACACAAAGATGGTAAAATAATTAACTATGGATATAAAAAGAATTAATGCCCAAATGAAGTCTGGTGAAACCAGGCTAGGAGTCTATGTCTGGGAAATGCCTGACGGAAGATGGGTTGGGGACGAAGACAATAACTTTTTATCCATACAATCAATGATCGGTAATAAAGAAAGAATTGCACTCTTGGCTTCAGCTGTAGCACACTATGGAATTGATGTTGGTCAGCCTAAGTTTATTGAAGGAAGCCGACAAATTGATGAAGAAGAATTTGAGTATCAGAAGCAAAGATTAAGATGGGGATTGACTCCAGATCCATTGGACATTGGTGTTCATAAAGAAGAGATGGCTAGACTGAATGGTGGTAAAAAATGAAAGAATACGAAGATGACTTGGTTTCTAACAACGTAGAGATATCTAATGTTGCAGATTGGATGAGATTCAGCAATCCAACAACACAAAAATCTGACGACCTATTTGATATAGATGCCGAAGAAGTTCTAAAGCTATCAGGCCTTGGGGCATCATTTAGAAGAAAAGTATCTAGAGATCTTCAAAAAGCATTTACTGGTAAAGATGGATCTGTAAGCCAGCAACTTCAACACCAGCAGGCAGTTAGCGGTTACGCCACATTTGACCTAATTCAACCAGAATACAATTTAGATTATCTTTCAACAATTTATGAAATTTCTCCTTACAACTACGCAGCAATAAATGCAAAGGTTGCTAACATAGTAGGTCTAGGATTTGACTTTATTGAATCTAAAAAAACTACAGACACACTTGAAGATATAGAAGATGAAAAACAGCTAGAAAGAGCACGTAAGAAGCTAAATAGAATTAAGCAAGACTTACATCGCTGGCTAGAAGATTGCAATGAAGATGAAACATTTAAAGAAACGCTTATAAAGTTTTACACCGACATAGAGGCTACTGGTAATGGCTATCTGGAGGTCGGCAGAACAACAACTGGCAAGATAGGGTACATCGGGCACATCCCTTCAAAGACAATGCGTGTAAGACGCCTTAGAGACGGTTTTATCCAGCTTCTTTATGGCAAGGCTGTCTTCTTTAGAAACTTTGGAGATACAGAAACTGTAAACCCAATTGCTGGTCAAGAAGACAGACCTAACGAAATTATTCATTTAAAGAAGTACACTCCTAAGAATAATTACTATGGAATTCCAGACATTATTGCTGCACAAAATGCTATGGCTGGAAACGAATTTGCTGGTAAATATAACCTGGATTACTTTGAAAACAAAGCGGTTCCAAGATACATTATTACAGTAAAGGGAGCAAAGCTTTCTACAGAATCAGAGAGAAAATTGCTTGAATTTTTCCAGGTAGGATTAAGAGGAAAGAATCATAGATCACTATATATT